CTCGACGGTCTCGTGGTCGGTCAGGACGACATGGCGGAAGCCGATGCGCTCACAGGAGCGCTGCAGGACGGTCAGCATGGCCGGATAGTCGGCGGCCTTGGGGTGTTCCTCTCGACGCTTGACGTAGAAGCTGGCGACGGTCAGGCTCATCCGGGCGAACGTTCCGGATCCACCCAGTCGATCTTAATCTTCTTGGTCCCGACGAGCGATCTCACGGCGCCGACCAGATGCTCAGAAGTGGGCCGCAATACCGGACGCTCGACGATCACCTTCGCGACGTCACCCGCATCGGCGATGATTGTGATCTTCCCCACCATCTCGGGTGAGATGCCAAGCGCCTCGCAAAGCGCCAACCCCAACTCACGCCCACTTTCGATATCCGGCATCACAGGCCTCCCACCCAGTACGCGCTCGGCATGGCGCGGACACCCGGGGCGCTCCACTTCTGACCAGCCGGGACAGTCCTTGGTCACGACGGCGCCCGCCGCGATGATGGCGCGATCGCCGATGGTAATGCCCGGCAGCAGGATGGCACCGGCGCCGATGAAGACGAACTCGCCAATGGTGATGCCGGCCTGGCCGCGGTCCCGATAGTCGGCGAGATCGTGGCGGGCGACCTGGCTGTCGTTTGCGGTCTGCGTTCCGGGTCCGATGAAGGTGCCGCGACCGATGATGGACCCGCCGGCGATCTGGACTTCATTCAAGATGCGGACGTCGTCACCGATGGTGCACCCGTACTGGATGTCGGCCATGGTGCCGATGACGCACCGCGCGCCGATTCGGTTGTCCTCGCGGATCACGGCGTGATCGCCGATGCAGCAGTCGGCGCCGATGAAGGTGCCGGCGTAGACCACGGCGAAGTCGCCGATGACGGTGCCGCTTCCGATGCGCCCGGCGGTGGGCTGGCGAACCGGCCGGCGATTGGCGGCGGTCGCCAAAGGGACGCGGCCCAGTGCGGCATGGGTCGAGACGTAGACGCCGGGCTCGATGAAGGGCGTCACGACGGGGATCGACAGGGGTACGCCGGCATAGCGGTCGAGCTCGTCGCCGCGCTCGTTCACGACGACCGTCGTGCGGCGGCCATCGAGGATCTCGTCATAGGCGATCACCCTTGCTGCGCCCCATCGGCACGGCGAGCGATTTCCGCCTCGATGAAATCGATGGCCGACGCCTTCGTCTTGACTTCGGCGGCGCCAAGGGACGCGGCCAACGCAACGGTGTCGGCGGCATTGAGCCCGCGCCAGTCGTCGGGAATGCTCGCGGAAACTTCGGGCGGGCGCCCATTCGGCGACGGGGCCGGCGCCTCAGCCTTGGCGATCGCCTCTGCATCCGACGTCGCCAAGCCGCGTGAAAGCCATCGCATCGCGATGTCGTCGCGCAACTCGACGATGTCGCCGGCATTGTAGGTGACCGGCGGAATCGTCTGATAGACGGTCGTCGCCAGGAACATGATTTTGGTCGCCATCGGGCACCTCTCGAAAGGGATGGAGCGGAACCGCCGGCCAGGTCACCCCAGCCGGCGGTGGTTCGCGTGGCGACTAGTCCGCGATCGCGGACGGCAGAGGATCCGTCGCGTAGCGCGGCTCATGCAGGATGTAGAGCGCACAGCCCAGCTGGGCATTGCTGCCGACATCGCTGCAGGAGACCCGCACGCAGTCGTAGCCATTCTCGGCGTCGAGATCCTCGGCCTTGATGTCGATCACCAGCAACGCCTGTGCCTCCGCCCAGGTCAGGTTGGTGTAGGTATTGCCGGCGGCGACTTCGGTCTTGGTGAAGGTGCCGATGCCGGTCTGGGCGCCCTGCTTGATGTCGAGGCGCGTGAAATTCAGCGCCTTGGCGTTGGAGCCGGTGTTGGCGACGTCCTGCACCTGCTCGACCGTGATCGTGGGGTCGTCGCCGGCGGTGCCTGCGGCCTTGAAGAACACGACGGCGCAGCGGCCGTAGTTCTTCATGCTGACGATGTCGCCGACCTGAGCGGTGCCGAGATCGAACGGCACAAAGGCCGATACGATCTGCATCTTTTCGAGGATATGCTGGTTCATGGAACGAGTCCCCTTTCAGGGATGTGGAAAGTGAAGGAATGGCGCCGGCGACCAGTCGGCCGCCGGCTATTTCAGCGGCCTAGCGCGCCGCGAGGGTGACCGCCCAAGAGCGGGTCGTCGTGCCGTTCTGGGGCGAGATCGACGACCCCCACCACGGCTGACCGGCAACACGGAACGTGAACCGGTAGGCCTGCAGGCCCTGATCGAAGTAGAGATGCATCGAGACATCGGTCTTGATGTCGGTGCCCTTCGTCAGCGCCATGTACTGCGAGAGGTCGACGAGGATGATGTCGCCGAGGTCGCCCAACGTGCCGCAGGCCTCGACCGGGATCACCGGACGGCCCTTCAGCGAGGCATACGGGCTTGCGGAGGCGCCGCCGGCCGGCAGGTAGACCGGGAACTTGTCGGTGGCGCCCTCGTCGAAAGCCATGAGGTCGAGCTGGGGCTCGATGTCCTGGTTGATAAGCCACACGGCATTGCGGCGGCACGGCGCATAGAGGCGCGACCACATCTTCACGATGTTTTTGTAGATCACGGTGTCGGCGGTCTGCGGGCCGGATTCCGCGGCGACCGTGATCGTCGAGCCGGCCTTGAGGATGCCGAGCGGCTGGCCGACGCCGGTGCCGGAGATCAGCGCGGTGTTGATCTTCGCCTGCATCTTGGCCGGCGCCTTGGCGCGGAGATAGCTGTCGATGCCGGGAGCATCCTCGAGCAGCTCATCGCTCATCGGCACCAGGGCCATGAGCTTGTTCAGCCGGATGTTCGCCATCTCGAGGGCCGGCTTGCTGGCGGTGACCTGTGACGCCTCGGCTTCCCAGTAGGCCTGCACGCCGCCGCTGGACTGCCAGGGCGTCGTCTCGTCCTTCGGGATCACCATGGAGTTCGTGCCGGTGACGAGCTGGTCGCAGCGGCTGAGGAGATTGTCCTCGCCCATGACCTTCTGCCAGATGTCGCGGCGGAACTCCTGCGGGACGGCGAAGCCGCCATCCGCGCCGGTGCCTTCGCTGCCGTAGGTCGTGGCGGCGGCACGCAGACGCTGGTCGAGTTCGGCGCCGGCCGCGGACCCCTTGCGGGCTGCGATGGCGAATTCACCGAAGCTCTTGAAGCCGCCACGGGCACCGAGATTGCGGGCCGGGACGCTGCCGACCAGGCGGTTGCCATTGGCGTCGAGCGAGGGCTCCGCCGCCGATCGGCGGCCGGCGCCGGTGCGCGAGTTGGCCAGCGTCTCACGGGCCGCGATCTGCTTGCCTTTGGCCGCGATCTCGCCGGTGAGCCGCTCGACTTCGGCGAGTTGCTCGTCCGTCAGATCGGTGCCGGCCTCATCGGCCTCGGCAACGATGCCGTCGCGCTCATCCGTCAGTGCGGTGACCTCGCCGCGAAGCGCCGTCAGTCGCTCATCGCCGTCCGCCGCCATCGCAAAAATGGCGCCGAACGGGACAAGCACGGTCGAACCCAGAAGATGGGTGCGCATCATGTTTATGTCCTTCTCGAAACGCCTTGCCTAAGGGCGGTTAAGGCATATCGGCTTGAGCCGATTCCTCAGGCGGTCGCGCCGCCAATGAGCTTGAGCGCCGCCGCGCGATTCGGGCGCAGGGCGGCGGGAATGTTCTTGAAGCCGAGAATGGAGCGGTTGCAATTCAACGCCGCCACCTTTTGGGGCGCCGCAGCCTTGTCGGCGAAGCCGCGCGCCACGGCCTCATCGGCCGTCATCCAGGTTTCGGCGTCCATCCAGGATCGGACATCGGCTTCACTGTTCTTTGTGCGCGCGGCGTAGGTCTTGACCATCGTATCGTCCACGGTCTTCAGCAGGTTGAGCAGCTTGCCGATCTCGTCGACGTTGCCGTACGCCAACCCGCTGGCGCGATGGATCATCATCAGCGAACCTTCGGACATCGTGATCTCGTCGCCCGCCATGGCGATCAGGCTGGCTGCCGAGCTTGCCTCCGCGATGACATGGACGCTGATCGTGGCCTTGTGCTCGGCCAGCAGATTGTAGATCCCTCGCCCCTCGAAGACGTCGCCACCCGGCGAGTTGATGTTGATGTCGATCGCCGACACCGCGCCCATGGCCTTCAGCGAGTCGCTCACCATCTTCGACGTGATGCCGTCGCCGAAGAAGTCGGCGCCGATGACGCCGTAGAAATCCATGGACCCGCGCCCGGCCTTGGCGGTGGCACGATAGCGGCAGGGCACGCCCTTGAACGCCGAAAATGCAGTCGGCAGCGATGTCGCCTTGATGCGCATGGGGACCTCAGTCGTCGGCCAGGGTAAGGACGGCCAGCTCGACGCCGGCGATATTGACGCGCTGCACGCGAAGGCGGTGCAGTTGGTCTGCGTCGATCTCGATCTCTTCGGGTTCGCCGAATTCAATTGCAGGCGCCGGCGCAGTCTCGCCGCGGACACCACGCGGGCCGGGTCGGCCGTCCGCTCCAGGCTCGCCACGCTCGCCGATGGGGCCACGCTCGCCGGCTTCCCCGCGGAGGCCCTGTTCGCCGCGCTCGCCCTGCGGGCCGGCGGGGCCGGTCTCACCGCGCTCGCCGACGACGCGGCCGACCTGCTCGACGACGCCGTCGGTGAACGTCAGAGCAAGGATACCGTCAGCGATCTCGGCGCTGACGATTGACCGGCCGGCAACACCATCGCGGCCGTCACGACCGTCACGACCATCGGCGCCACGCTCTCCCGCAATGCCGACGCCATCGCGGCCGGCGATGCCTTGTGGGCCCTGTTCGCCGCGCTCGCCCTGCGGGCCCTGTTCGCCCTGGGGGCCGGCCTCGCCCGTCGGGCCGCGTTCGCCTTGAGGCCCCCGTTCGCCAATGGATCCCGGCTCGCCCTGTTCGCCGCGCTCGCCACCCGGCCCGACCTCGCCCCGGTTGCCTTGGGGCCCTTGAAGCCCTTCCTCGCCGGCTGGACCGGGCTCGCCCTGCGGGCCAACGGCGCCAACTTCGCCCCGCTCACCCCGCGGACCGATATCGCCCTGGGGGCCGGACGGCCCAATCTCTCCGCGTTCCCCCTGCGGGCCGGCGGGGCCGGGCTCGCCACGGACGCCATTGGATCCGGCCGGGCCCTGGGGGCCTTGCTCACCGCGCTCGCCGGCAGGACCGCGTTCACCGTCTCGCGCGGCCGGGCGCCGCTCCAGGACGTCCAGCCGCCCGAAGACTCCAGCAAGGATGCGTGTGACGCTTGCCCACGGGCCGGGCTTCTCCGGCTTGCCGCCGGTCGCGCGCGCCAGGATCACGGCGTCAGGCTTCTGCTGTGACATGCGCACGCTCCGCCATGGCAGCAAGCTCGTCCTGGGCCGCCTCTTCGACGGGATCTGGTTCGTTCGTCGAGGGCGGCGGGGCGGCGGGCTTCGGGGGCTCCTCGCCGACCTTGTCCAGCGTCGTGTACTGCCCCTGCATGGTGTACTTTTCACCGCCGCTGCCCGCTGGCTGGGGTGGCATATCGAGATACTCGCGGATCTCCTCGGCGTTCACGGCGCCGATGTCACGCAGGGTCTTGAGGCCGTTGACCTGGCTCTGAAAATCTCCACGGAGAAGGCCGCGCAGCTCGAGCTTGGTGAAGAAGCCCTGTCGGTTCTGACCGAAGAGCTTGTAATTGGCCTCATCCTCGAAACGACGCACCCAAGGCAACACCGAATCCTGCACGACTTCGATCGCCTGGTGCTCGATGTTGGAGAACGTCGCCCGCAGCAGATGGGCGATCTTGTGAGGCGGCACTCCGAACCAGCGGCAGATTTCCTCGATCAGGAAATGGTTCGCGTCCACCATCTGGGCGTCGAGCGGCTTCACGCCGACGGGCTTCCATTCCATTTCGTCGTCGAGGAAGGCGGTCTTGTTGGAGTTACGCGGGCCGTTAAACAGCTTCCCGAATTCCGTTTTGAGGCGCTGCAAGGGCTCCGGCTTGAAGGTCCCCTTCTTCTGCACGACCCCGGACAGATTGGCGCCGTTACCGAAGAATGTGGCGCCAAACATCTGGACGGCCTTCGCCCAGCCGAGCGACTGCGCGGCGTAATCCATAACATTGACGCCGACCGGCCCTTCGCCGAAGCCCTTGATGTGGAACATGTCGGCGGACGCGATGTCGACGGTCTGGCCGGAGCCGTTATCGATGGCGAAGTAGAGCGCGCCGTTGATGTCGCGGCGGGGATCGACGCGCTCGGGATGAATTGGCCAGAGCGCGTAGGGACGACCGGCCAGGTCACGCTCGATCTCGGCGTAGCCGTTGCCCCAGCGAAGCGCCCAGTGCGTCAGCGTTTCCCGGAAGGCGAACGAGGAACATTCCGGATTCGGCCGCGCATGGATCAGCCACTGGACCGGGTGCTTTTTCTGAACCTCGGCGCCGGCGCCGTCGCTGGCGAGCACATTCCACGGCAGGACGGCCACAGTCTGCGACAGGAAACGCAGGCACGCCCAAACTGCAGCGATCTGCACTGCATTGTCGGGCGTGACGTAGACGCCCGCCAGTGTTTTGCCGGGATAGCCCAGGCGTCTGTCGTCGGGATCCCGCGGTTCGCCGGCCTTTCGGGCGGCCAGCAGCGAGCGGATTTTGGACAGTGCGCTCATGCGTCGATGTCCTGCAGTTCCTGCCACTTTTCGAAGCGGCGCTTGTGTTCGGCGAACATCGGGTNGNCGACACGTCGGCGATGACATCGGCGCTACCACGACACGCCGTCGTCGATCGGACTCCGGGCCCGGTGTCGGCTTCGCCGCCGAATCGCCTGCTCGTAGGCGTCGGGGTCGTCGTAGATCGAGCCTTGTTGGGAGGCCTGCGGGTTCTTCACCATCACCGCAGCCGCATCGAACATCGCCATCGCCGGATCGATCTTGGCGTCGCCGGCGTTCTGCTTCGTTGCCCGGATCGTGGTCGCGAGCGGCTCGATCTTGAGATTGCCGACCGCCCAGTTCATCAGCCCCGAAGGGCAATGCATCAGGTGCCGCTTCACCACGGCGCGCTCGGTCGCCTTGATCGCAGACATCAGACCGCCGCCCTGGGCGATGCCGATCAGCAGGCCGTTTTCTTCCGTGACGTCGATTTCCTTCAGGGCGCCAACGAACTCATCGAGCCCCATGGGATCGGCCGCGACCGCCGCGAGAAGCCCGCGGTCCTTCACCTTGGCAATGATCTCGACGATCTCGGAAGTATCCTTCAGCTCGTCGTCGACGATGGTCAGTTCGCCGGCCTTCTTGAACCCCTCAAGGGTCGCCGCGATTGATTTCCGGCGCGTCAGGACACCGATGTGGCACCAGGCATGCGACCACAGCAGCCACCGTTTTGTCTCCCGGCAGCGACCGATCATCACGAAGCCGAAGAGGTCGTCGAGGCCGCCGCCGTCGATGCCGAAAACGACGGCCTCGCTCCGCTTCAGGATCTCGTCGAACGTGAGCGAGGCATCTGCGGTGCGGGCCCAGAATTCAGCCCCAGCCCCAGCGATCGACACCCGAGGCCGATNNCGACTCTGGATGCTGAGATGCTGGCTGTACCAGAGCCGTTCCGCCTCGATACCCTTCTCAACTTCGGCCTCGAGGTCGGCGACCAGGCTCTCGATCTGCAGCGACCGGCCGAGGTTCGGCATGACCATCGGCCAGTTCGCCGGGTCCTTGAAGAGCGCCGGGTCCTTCGCGATGTCGTCGGGGAATTCATACAGCACCGGCAGCATGCGGCCCTTGCGCTTGCCGTCGCGAATCGCCCGCGCCGCCTTCAGTTCGGATTCAAAGGCGCCAACCGGGACGTCGTCGGACTGCGTCGTGATGAAGATCAGGAAGCCGTCGGTGTTCTTCTCGAGACCGCCGCGGATCTGGCGCAGGACCTTCGCGGTGTGGGCGCTCTTCGCCAGGAGATGGATCTCGTCGACCATGACGCCGGCCGGCTTGGGGCCTGTCATGGTCTTGAGGTCGAAGGTCTTCACGGCCAGCTTGGCCTTGTTGACCCTGTCGAAGATTTCCTTCTTGTGGTCGCGGCAATGGAAGCGGGCGTTGAGCTGCGGATCGGCCTCGATCATGCCCTTGGCGCTGTCGTAGGCCTGCTCCGCGGTCTTCTGTACCGGCGCCAGGAAGTGGAATTCAACGCGCCGACGGACGTTCATCAGCAGCGCCACCACCATCAGCGCCGCGCTGTAGGTCGTTTTGCTGTTGCCCTTGCCGACCAAGGCGAAGATTTCCCGGACATACCGGATGTTCGTTGCCGGATCGCGGCTGCCGAAGAGCGCCCGCACGATGTCGCGGAACCAGTCGCCGCAGGCATCGCGGAGCAGCGGGGTGTCGATGACGTCGGGAAGCCGGATGCGGTCGAAGAAGGCCACCGCCATCGTCGGCCTCGGCCTTGAAGAGCGGCAACTCGGGGATCAGTGGCCGGCCGTCGCGGATGCGGTCCTGCCAGTCCAGGCAGGCGAAGTTCCACTCCCTCAGTTCAGCTTGCCGGGCGCCGTCTGCAGCATTCGGCGGGCCATTAGCTCGCCCATCTCGCTGTCGGTGCTGGGATTCTCGGCCTCGCGCTGCAGCCGCTCCTTCTTGCCGAGTTTGGTTTCCTTCGCCGGCGCCGGCTCGTCGCCTCCGTCCGGCCGGCGCGTTGCCGCCAGGTCGAGACGATCGTTGAGCTGCTTCGCCGCGCTGGCGTTCTTCTTCGCCAGCTTCCGCAGGTTCTGCAGGTTCTCCAGTCGCACGGAGTCGCGGCCGTACTGCAGCTCGTCGGCGAACGCCTTCTCGAGCGTCGGGCGGGAGATGCGAAGCTGCAGCGCGATTCGATCGTTTGGCCATCCGTCCGCCTTCATGATCTCGACGTCGGCGCGCTGGCTCTTCGTGGGCTTGAAGGGCGGGCGCCCAGCCATCGGAAAACTCCGCTATTGCGCAAATTTATTGGGGTGAAGCCGCTCGCCGATTTCTTGGCAAGGGCGTAGGTTTTTGGGCCTTCAGAAAAACCGAAACGCTAGAAAAAACCTCTCGCTGCGTCCCCCTTTGGCGGCTAAACTGCCCCCCGGGCCCTGTTTGTGCATACCCCCCCGGTGGGGTGATCATGCCCCAGACGATCGCGCCAGCCGCTTCTCTCGCTCTGCCGCCGTCTTGCTCGTGTGATGCGACGAGCACAGGAGCCAGACATTGGCGCGATCCAAGTCAGGCCCGCCATCGCGCCGCTCCACCCTGTGATCGACCCATCGGCCGTCGGTGGGTGCAGCCAGGCCACTCACACNTNCCGCGCGCCTCTCGACGCACCCGATCACGGAGGGCAATCCAACCGGCCGACGAGTAGAACGGGTCGGACTTCTTGGTGCGTCGCTTCTCAATAGTTTCAAACGTCGCCGCTGGCCGCAGCGACCGGTTATCTCTAACCCGAAGCCCAATCTTCATTGCCGAAAGCTTGGGCATGATTACTCCAGTGGTCTGCGACACTCGTCGCCTGGCGAGCGATCAGCCCTTAGCGAACTGCATATCCAGTGAGCGCACTGCAGGTTCTCCGCTGTGTGCTCACCGCCATGCGATAGCTGTACGATGTGGTTGATGCAGGCCGCCTCTTCATGCGGCGCCTCTAGCGTCGGGTCGACGGGCTGGCGACAGATCCCGCAGGTCCAGCCATCCCGCTCGAATATCGCCCGGAAGTCGACATGCTCGACGATCGGGGCGCCCTTGCCTCTGGCATAGGATGCCTGCCGATACATGCGCTCATGCGCGGCCAGGTCGTCGAGCGATATCCGGTCACACTGGGGCCGACAGGTCAGCGAGCAGTACAAGCCCTGGGTCTTGTTGGCGCGGGACACTCGCTGAGGCAGGAAGTCCGCGCCACAGGTCAGGCACTGTTTCGACTTGATCACCCGCCGAGATCGCTTCTCTCTGCATGGCTCCGAACAGAACCGGGCATATCGCCCTTTGCGCTGCACGACGTAATCGAAGGGAGTTGAGCAGATCAGGCAAGCTAGCCGGATCACGCGCCCGGATGTAGGTTGATACTCAGCCAAGATCGTTCTCCTAGAACGGTCAGCGGTCAGGCCCTGCTCGGTGTTGGTCGCACCGGGCGGGGCTGTTTCTTTCTAGCACGTCGGAATGGGGATAGCCCTTACAGCTCACGGAATCGCAGCGCAGGCTTCAGCATCCGCATCGTCACA